AAATACCCAATGACATTGGTGATCATGAATTGAAACGATATGTGGAAGAAGAAATAAATGGCAACTTATATACTAGTTGATACAGCAAATACTTTCTTTAGAGCTCGTCACGTTGTACGTGGCGATATTGATACTAAAGTAGGTATGGCACTACATATTACACTTAATAGTGTTAAGAAAGCATGGCAAGACTTTGACGGCAGTCACGTTGTATTTTGTTTAGAAGGACGTAGTTGGCGCAAGGACTATTATGAGCCTTACAAGCGCAATAGACAAGAAGCACGTGATGCACTTACTCCTGCACAAGCAGAAGAAGATAAAGTGTTTTGGGAAATCTTTGATGAATTTAAAGACTTTATTGGCACAAAGACTAACTGTACTATGATGCGTCATCCGCAACTTGAAGCAGATGATTTAATTGCAGGTTGGGTACAAGCACATCCTAACGACAATCACGTTATTATTTCAACTGACGGTGACTTTGCACAACTTATTGCTCCTAATGTACGTCAGTATAACGGGGTAAGTAATACTACAATTACACACGAAGGCTACTTTGATGACAAAGGCAAGCCTGTTGTAGATAAAAAAACTAAGCTACCTAAAGAAGCACCTAACCCTGCGTTTATGTTGTTTGAGAAGTGTATGCGTGGTGACACCAGCGACAATGTTTTTAGTGCCTACCCTGGTGTGCGCAAGAAAGGCACAAAAAACAAAGTTGGACTAATTGAAGCATTTGAAGACAAAGACACAAAAGGCTACAATTGGAACAATATGATGCTACAACGTTGGGTAGATCACAACGGTGAAGAGCATCGTGTGCTAGATGACTACAATCGTAACGTAACACTTTGTGATTTGACTGCGCAACCTGCAGATATACGAGAGATAATTAATAACACTATTGCAGAAGTTGAACCTAAGAGCATATCACAAGTTGGTATGCGTCTTATGAAATTCTGTGCTAAATGGGACATGCAACGTATTGCAGACCAAGCAGCATCCTTTGCAGAACCATTACAAGCGAGGTATCCTAAATGACGCTAAAAGCAAAACCTGTACTCAAAGATCGTTTTTGGATTGTAGAAAATGACGGTAAAAAAATTGGAACTATGTCGTTAGACGACGACAGATATATTTTTGCAAGTGCAGCAGAAACTTGTTTCTTTGATAATACTAGACAGATGAAAAAGAAATTTGGTGTTGATATTGTTTGGTCAGATGCCGAAGAAAAAACAGAAACAAAAAACAATTATGTTCATTCTTATCCAACAAGTGTTGTTCCATATAACAGTATGTATGATGTAAAAAATAAATTACCTCTTTTTACAAAAAGTGAAAAATCAAAAAGTATGTACTGTGCCGGATATTATGTAATACATTTTGAAAAAGGCTGGGTTAAATCTTTCTGTCCTAAACTTATTACAGTTGAACGCTATGAATACAAAGGTCCATTCAAAACTGAACTAGAGATGCGTCAGGAGTTAAGCCGTGTCAACAAATGATCCTTTAAACACTATACCTATTCAACAATTTATTCAACAAGTAAAATCTGCAGAAAATAGTAGGTCAAAAGAATTACGCATGGACATTACCCAGGCAAAAAATCTTGCGTTTACCCTAGGCATTGTCATGAGTAGGCTTAATGGCGATCTAGAAAAATTGCTTATAAAAAGCAACAATAGCGAAGAAATAATACAAGTTACTATGGATGGCGGTAATACTTGGGATAATTAGATAGATTGTATTTAGAAGATAAATATATGCGTATATAATAAAAAGGATACGCATATGAGTAGGCCCAAGCCGACTGTACTTTTAGAAAAAGTAAACAGTAAAACATATAGATGTGAACAGGTTTTAGAAGCAGAAGCCATTTGGGCTGTCTTTTACCAAAATAAGGCTTTTAATCTAAAAAGCTCTAACGCACTAACTAATTATCCTGGTCCTAAGTATAAAAAAACTGCATTCTCTAATCCAGGACATGCTCATAATCTTGCAAAAAAATTAAACGATATGTTTAACTGTACAGACTTTACTGTTGTAAAACTAATAGAAGGTGAAGAAGTACAAGAATGAACAAAGAAGCTTATACCAAAATATTCTTAAAAGAAAAAGGAATGGCTATAAGCGATGCTAATGTCAAACAGTATATGCCGTTATGGTGGAGAAATACAAGAAATAAACACAAAGGCGGTCTTAGGCTCACGGAAGATGGATTTGACCTTCTAAGTGAAATTGGAATTGAAGTATATGATATTCCTTACCCTAAAGACATGCCTTTGACTACTCAAGTGGTTATTTTCTTAGATCAATTTATTGATTGTCCTTACTACTTAACAAATAGAAGTATATATGTAACTAATGAGAAGAAAGCAGTAGAACTTACTTTGTTTAGTGGTGATTTAAGAAAATACGGTATAACAAAAGCAATGAATAGAGAAACTTAATGTGGCGACAAGGCAAATTAGAACCTTTATGGCAGGAAGAATACAAAACTTTAGATTACAAACACAAACCTGCTCATTCTAAAGACATATTACATTGGCGCAGGCAAGGTTTTACGTTTGAAAATTTTACAGGAGATATGTTCGCTAATCAATATAATATGCCTAATTGGGTACATAATGTTGCAAAAGTAATAGGACTAGTTGATTGTGGTTTTACATTTTACAAAATGAAACCTGGCATAGTTATGCCAAAACATATAGATCATTTTGAAAAATATTGTAGTCTATTTAATTGTGAAAAAAATGAGGTATATCGTGCTATAGTAGCACTAGAGGATTGGCAAAGTGGTCATTATTTTGAAATTGATAATATACCTATAGTCAATTATAAAGCAGGAGAGTATGTCGTTTGGAGCCATGAAGTAGAGCACATGGCAGCTAATTTAGGTCAAAACTCAAGATATACACTACAAATTACTGGAAAAAAGTTATAACTTACTGTTTTATATAGATTTCTTTTTTTAGATAATGGTTGACTTTTAGTGTAGAGATGCTATTATATATACATACTTAGCAAAAACTACAAGGGCTTAAAAATGGAAACTACATCTCGCACTGTTACACCGAATACTGCTAAATCTTCTATCAAACATGCACTGACTAAAAAACGTCCTATCTTTCTTTGGGGGCCTCCAGGTATTGGTAAGTCTGACATTGTTGCACAGATTACCGATAGTTTAGTAAATTCTCATCTAATCGATGTACGTTTGTCGTTGTGGGATCCAACTGATATTAAAGGTATTCCATTTTTTGATAGTAATTCGGGCACAATGCAATGGGCTCCTCCATCTGAACTACCATCAGAAGAATTTGCGGCACAGTACGATAACATTGTATTGTTCCTAGACGAAATGAACTCAGCGGCTCCTGCTGTACAGGCAGCGGCTTATCAGCTCATCCTTAACCGTAAAGTAGGTACCTACAAACTGCCTGACAATGTAATGATTGTTGCGGCAGGTAACCGCGAAGCTGACAAAGGCGTAACATATCGTATGCCTGCTCCGTTGGCTAACCGCTTTGTTCACTTGGAACTTGCTGTATCTTTTGATGATTGGTTTGATTGGGCTGTTGAAAATAAGATTAACAAAGACGTTGTAGGTTATTTACAATTTGCTAAGAAAGACTTATACGACTTTGATCCTAAATCACCCAGTCGTTCGTTTGCAACGCCTCGTTCGTGGTCTTTTGTGAGCGAGCTAATTGAGGACGGGTTAGACGAAAATACTACTACAGATCTTGTAGCAGGTTCAGTAGGTGAAGGACTTGCTGTAAAGTTTATGGCTCACCGCAAAGTTGCAGCTGATATGCCTAATCCTACTGACATTTTGGCAGGTAAAGTAAAAGAGTTGTATAACAAAGAAATAAGTGCAATGTATTCACTGACTGTATCTTTGTGTTACGAGCTGAAAGAAGCATCGGACAAAAATGATAAGAAGTTTGACAATAAAGTTAATAATTTCTTGCGTTTTGCAATGGATAATTTTGACACAGAGTTAGTTGTTATGGGTATTAAACTTGCTCTTACACAATATGCACTGCCAATTGATCCAGACGAAGTTGATTGCTTTGACGAGTTTCATGATCGCTATGGTAAGTATATTAAGGCTGCACAATCAGCATAAGATACAAAAAGAACGAGTTCTTTTGAGCTCGTTCTTAAATTTCCTGGTTGACAAATAAGTTAAATATTGTTATAATAGTAGTATACAAAATAGCAAAGTGAGTGGGGCAAATGGCTACAGCAACAGAAAAAACTGCAAGCAAACTTAAAAATTGGGAACCAAATCCTAATATTACTCCAGAAGAATTAGAAGTAATGCGAGTAGAAGTATATGATCGCATTATTGTTGCGAGAGTAGGACTGTTACTGCGCCATCCTTTCTTTGGCAACATGGCCACAAGACTAAAGATATTAGCTGCCGACGACTGGTGTCCTACGGCTGCGGTAGACGGTAAAAATCTATATTACAACACTCAATTTTTCAATGCTATGAATAATAAAGAAATTGAGTTTGTTATTGCTCACGAAATTTTGCATTGTGTCTTTGATCATCTAGAACGACGCACTTGGCAAGATAGAAATTTAGATCCTCTAATCAGTAATATTGCACAAGACTATATTGTAAACAATGTTCTTGTTAGAGATAGAATTGGTGAAAAACCTAGTATAGTCGATTGTTTTCAAGATTTTAAATACGAAAATTGGTCTTCTGAAGAAGTTTACGATGACATTTTTAAAAAATACGACGAAGAGCAACTTAGACAATTAGGCGAACTTTTAGACGAGCATCTTGACCCAGAAGACGGTGACGGGGCTGCTGACGGTGATGCAGGAGAAGAAAAGGATTCTAATGGCAATAGTGTAAGCAAGAAAAAACCTAAATACACTAAAGACGATTTGAAAAAAATACGCGACGAAATCAAAGAAAACATGATTACTGCGGCACAAAGCGCAGGTGCAGGCAACTTGCCAGCAGGAGTTCAACGTATTATACAAGAATTTACAGAACCAAAAATGAATTGGAGAGAAATTCTAAGACAACAAATTCAAAGTATTATCAAAAGTGATTATACCTTTAGTCGACCATCTAGAAAAGGTTGGCATACTACAGCCGTTCTTCCTGGTATGAATTTTGACGAAACTATCGACTTATGCATTAGCATTGATATGTCAGGATCAATTGGCAATAAACAGGCAAGAGACTTTTTAGGCGAAGTAAAAGGCATCATGGACGAATACAAAGACTACAAAATTAAATTATGGTGCTTTGATACTTCTGTGTATAATGAAGCAGACTTTAGTGCAGACGGCGGAGAGGATCTTTTAGATTACGAAGTAATGGGCGGCGGCGGCACTGACTTTATGGCGAATTGGACATACATGAAAGATCAAGACATTCAGCCTAAAAAGTTTTTAATGTTCACAGACGGCTATGCTTGGGATAGTTGGGGTGACCCAGATTACTGTGATACAGTTTTTGTTATTCATAGTAATCACGATAAAAACATTCAAGCACCGTTTGGTACAACGGTTCTTTATGACGAAGCAGCATGATAAAAAATAAACCAGTCAATACTTTAGAAATTTTAGATTTACGGCAAGTAAATTTTCCGCCGCCTCATTTTGAATATATTACTTTACCTATGAAATTTAACTTAGAGGATTCACTAGCTAAGTGGATTAATAAAAATTTAAAAAAACGTTTTTTTGTAGGCAAAAGTTTAGGATTAGATAAAAAAAATTCTAGATCGATACAACTTACTGTCGGGTTTGAAGACAGTAAAGAAATGAGTTATTTCATGTTGGCATGTCCACATTTGAAATACAACTAAATAAAATGCGCATATATAATTATATAGGAGAATAAAATATGAGCGATGAAACTAAGGTAGAAGAACCAGCAACACAAACTGCTAAATCTTCCCAAGAAGGTGCTGCGCCTGACTTGACAGTAAATGATTTACAGGCGTTGAAAAGCATTATTGATGTTGCAAGTCAACGTGGCGCATTTAAGCCAAACGAAATGGTCACTGTGGGACAAGTCTATAATAAACTAGAGCAATTCTTAGGCGCCGTTGCACAAGCACAACCTCAGGGTTAGGAGAATAAAAATGGTTAATATGAAACATGTTGGCAGAATGGTCAACAACAAAAGAAAAGTAGTTGTAGCATACAGAGTTGTTCCGTCTGAGCCAGAAAGTTGCATTGTAATTACTACAGAAAACTTAATGGCAGAAGAACATGATGCACTAATGAAGCTTGTAGAGTCAGACGCAGGTCAAAACGAAGAACATTTAGCAAATGCAATGGCTAGAACTAGACTACCTGATGGGAAAGTCATGCTAAATTCATTTCATACCACAGGAAAAATGGTTAAGGTAGCAACTTCTGATGTTGAAATGACGCCGAATTCACAAACTGTAATACGCTTATCTGAATTAAACGAAGTAATTGCAGAACAAAGAGGTGTCACTGTTGCAGACTTAGCAGTTCCAGGTCAAACAAATACACAGCAACAAGCAGAAGTTCCGGTAGAGTCTACAGGAGTCCTTTCCGATGAAGATCTAGCAGCTCAATATAGATCACAAGCTGATGCAATGTTTAAAGAAGCCAAAAGATTGCGTGAACAGGCAGAAGAACTCGTACCTACAAAGAAAAAAGCCAAAGCAAAGTCTGAAGAAAGTGCCTGATAAACTACCTCCTAGTATTGTAGAACAATGGCCTGAAGTACTAAAGGACATTGAAATAAAGGCAGTGCCTGCAGAATATCTAAAAGCTGTTAATGTAACATTTGCAGATGGCAAGGTTTGGATAATAGACGTAGATGCAGGCTTTACAGATAATGATGATGTTGAAATACCTATTGAAGATGCGCTAGAAGATTTCTTTGAAGAATATAATGATACTATAACACAAGTAGAATTCCAACTAGATGCTCCTACTCTAATTTCTGATATCAAGTCTAGAACAAAAACTTTCATGAAGAAACGAAAGTAATATCAGGTAATTAGATAAATATATATAATAAGTAGAACCAGGAGTTAAAATAATGGCATTACGTCTAAGAAGAGGAACAGATGCAGAACGTCAACTCATTACACCTGCAGAAGGCGAGTTGGTATATGTTACAGATACAAAATCACTATATGTAGGTGACGGTACTACTCAAGGCGGGGTACTTATTGCTTCTTCTGGAGATGTTTCTAATACTCTTTTTGGTCTACTAGATACAGATTTACAAAATCCACAACAAGGCGATGTACTAGTTTATAATGCTGCAACAGGCAACTTTCAAAATAGCCAGTCTGCATTAAATCTAGAAGATGTCATAGATGTGATATTTACAGGCGAAAGCAGTGGTGATTTGCTTACATATGACGGTGTAAGTTGGACGAATAGATCTGCGTCAAGTGTTATAGACGGTGTTATACCTAGCATAGAAGTTGACGATCTAGGCGGAGTTATCTACAACGGTGCACCCAAAAATGGTGATGCATTAATTCACGATGGTGGAGTATGGAGTAATAGGCCGCTCGCATCTTTTGCAGATAAAATTTTAGGTGGTGAAGCTACACATACAATTACTATTGCTGGAAACGATAGTACTATCTTAGTAGACCCTGTAAACAATATTTTGAGGGGTGATCTACAAGGCGATTTATATGACATTTTAGGTAACCTAATTATAGACGAGTTTTCTAAAACTGCACTTGTAGATGTTAGAGACCCTACCAATACATATACAGTACTTGACAATTTTACTGGAGACTTAAGACGCGGTGAGAACGGTCAAATTATTATTCAAGGCGGTGATAGACCAACCTTTATCGGAAGTGTAGACGGTCCTGTTCGTGGAACAATCGTTGGTCCAGATTTACAAGTCATATTGAATCACGATACAGCTACACTATTTGGCGAGGTAGTTGGGACACTTCGTGATGATGGCAGTACAGTAGTTTTTGATGGTGCAACTGGAAAATTTAATTTGAACGACACTGTTTACGGAAATATTCAGACTCGTGTAGAAGACGATTTTCCAAGAATAGTAATGACTAGAGAATCAAACAGCGATATTTCAGCTAGTGATTTGTCATATGGTAGTATCCAATGGCGTAGAGATGATACAGGCGGTGAAGTAACAACTGCACTAATATCAGGCGGAAATGAAGCTATTCTCTTTGCCCAAGATAACACAGGTGGTTTAGGTCCTGATAAATTTATGGTGCTAGACGAAGGATCTTTGTCTATTGGCGGATTTGTACCTACAGCAAAACTAGATGTCCGCGGAGATATAAAAGCAGAAAGTTCAATAACACCTGGAGTATTTGCAGACGCTGGAGCACGTGATACAGCAATACCATCGCCTGCAGAAGGAATGATGGTATTTTTACAAGATAGTCAAGACTTCCAAGGCTATGTTAGTGATACAGGACTAGCAGCTGGCAATCCTTCAAATGGAACGCCAGGATGGATTAACATAAGTTAAATTAATCTTAAATACAGTATGAAAATAGCTGTTATAGGTGCCTCTGGATATATAGGTAGCCATCTTTGTTATCAATTAAAAAAACTTAAATATTGTATTCATGCATATGATATAAATTTATCACAAAATGATATAAGTTTTGTAGATAATTTACTAGAATATGATATTAAGAAAATGTCAAAGATATTAGATAACTATGACTGTGTTGTCCTACTTGCTGCTTTAACAAAAGTTCATTATAGTGTACTAAATCCTTTCTCATATTACGAAACAAATTTAATAGGTACAAAAAATGTACTAAACTCGTTTAATACTGATCATATTATTTTTGCAAGTTCTGGAAGTGCGTTTAATCCAGATTCGTCTCCGTATGCTAGAAGTAAAAGAGCAGCAGAAGATATTATAATCGAACACGGAACTCCATATACAAATTTAAGATTTTATAATGTAAGCGGAAACGATAGGTTTGTTAAATACGATACAGAAAGATATCATTTAATAAGAAGAGCTGCTGCTACAGCAAATGGCATTTATAACTCTATGGATATTTATGGCGACGACTACGATACATTAGACGGAACTTGCATACGTAATTATACACATGTAAACGACATTGTAAATGGTATAATTAACAGTATACACAACGGACCTATGAATACTCCTTACGAGTGTTTAGGAAATACTACAGGATATAGCGTAAAGGAAGTAATAGACACTATCAAGAATATATCAGGAGTTGACTTTCCGGTATTTATTCAACCAAGAAGATTAGGCGATGTTAGCAAAAGCGTTGTGCCAGAATCCAGTTTGTTGTTTACTGAAAACTATAGTTTAGAAGATCAATGTCGTAGTGCATTAGACTACGAACGACCTTTATAAACAAAAATATCATTAATTTTATTTACAATATCATTTGTTTTATACCAGCCAGTTGTATAACATAAATCTCCTTTTACATAAAGTATACCATCTATAATTTTAGTATCACAATAAATTTCGTCACCTAAAATTGTTTCGCCATTTGTTTTTTGTTTGTATTCCTGAACTTTATCTATACTATCAAATACACTATTAATAGTAATTGGGCCTATTTCGCTCATACCCCAATTAGGTTGTACTATTGCACCTCGTTTTACAAATGATTCTATCATTTCCCAACTAACCGGATCACTACCTCCTAGTATCCATTTGCCAGATAGATCGCAATTTTCAAAACCCTTTGTTTTCGTAAGTGCTGTCATATGTGCAGGAGTTAAAAATGTATGTGTGTAATCCGCAAAATCTTTTAAAAATGTAAATGCATTAAACTGCTGTATCTTAAAATCAGCGCCTATACTGTACGCAGGAAGCGTCTGTGTAAGCAATCCTCCTGCATGGGTCATACGAGTTACTGTAAGCACTCTACTGCGCTGTGTAAGCTGCTGTGCGCTTACAGCAACGTCTATACATGCTTTTAAGTTCTCTGGTGTTCTAAATACTTCTTTAGGAGTACCTGTAGTGCCACTACTAGTAATACTAACACCGTTTTCAAGTATATGATTAAAATAATTACGATCGTACATTTTTAATTTGCTCCAATAAGCTAGGTTTATAAAAATTATGTACCAATTGATAATAAGCATCTGCAATTGGTACACCTGGCATTAGAGTTTTGTATATTTTTACAGGGTTATACCATTGCTTATTAGGTCTATTTTTATTTCTGTTTACGTGATCTATTTGTTTATTAACATTTGCACGTACTTCGTCTGCTATAGCACTAGAGTTTATATCTCCAGTAGATCTTGTCCAAGTAATAAAACTATCCATTTCGTATCCATATTTTTTCAGATCAAGTTCTATATCTGACTGGAAAATGAACTGGCCGTATTCTCCATAATCTCTTAATATAAGACTATTTAAAGACGCAAAATCGATGTATCTGTGACCTTCTTTTTCATACCAATCTGCAAAGGCATACCAATCTTTTTGATTGTCTCCGGGTAAACCAATAACGAAACTAGCAGTTGTCCAAACATCATCTCCCCAATAATCTTTGCACATTTTTAATGCTTGTATTTTATTTTCTAACTTTCCGCCTTTGCGTATAATTTTAGCAGTTTCTTCTGTCCAAGTTTCCATTCCGTAAAAAGATTCTCTTACTCCAATGTCATATAGCAATTTGATTTGTTCGGGATGAATACCGCAAAGGTCTTGTCTTATGTAACTCCAAAATGAAGGTTGAAAAGGTAAATCTTGGACTACTTCATTAATTACTTGTAATTTTTCAGTATAATCATTGAACGTATCGTCTGTAACTCGATAAGACGTTGTTCCCCATTTTTGATAATTTTCTAATAATTCTTGGTAGATTACATCCTGATATTTTGTAAAATTTTTTGTTTTTTGGTTTTTATGGGGATAGCTACAAAAAGCACAATTAAAAATACATCCTCTACTAAACTCAAAATTTAGAATTTCATCTCCGTGTATGCAATCAGTTTCTACATACCTAGTTGTACTTGTATTAAAATCAAATTTGCCGTTAGTTGCCTTTTTATCATAATCAAATATTTTAGGAGCAGCAATAGAATTTAAAAAATCAAAAATAGTATTTTCCGCAAAACCTATAAAAACATTATCTATACTTGATTCATTTTTATATTCATAAGATTTTGCACCACCTACTATTATTTTACAGTTAGGATTAATCGTTTTAACATAATCTGAAAATTTATTAGGGCTTATTGAAAATTCATAACTAATACCTTGTTCTATCCAATCTCTGTGTGATACAAAAAGAAAGGGTTTTTCTAGATTTGTTTTAGGTCTATAAGGAAACCATGTTGTACTAAACCCAACAGCAATAGTATTATCGCCCATTGCTATATCTAAAATTTGTTTATAATCTTCAAATGTTAATGCACTAGTAAAGTCTACAGTTAATACACTGTATCCTTTATCTCTCAAATCAGATGCAAGACGATATGCACCATACCCTCGGCCGCTAGGAGTGTCTATAACTGTAGGAATGTCAGTAAAAAATATTATATCATACATTAACGTTTTCTATATATAACTACTTTTGGTGTTACAAATAATTCTTCTGTAAAATACTTATCATGTTCACTAGCATCAATTTTACTTTCAAAAAAATATCTATTATCGATATAAAGACCACCTTTAACTAAATTTCTTTTTGCATACTCATATCCGGCAATTTTACTTCCCCTATTATGTATCCAGCTACCTAACCCATTATAAAAAACATTACATGCAAAATTATATTCATGATCAGGGCTAATTTCTCTTATGTCAATGATCTTTGTATAATCATTTTTGTAATACTGAAAAATATCAAAGGCAACAAAATTATTATGTTTTACACTATTAACAAATACATCTACAAAATCTTTATTCCATGCTCCGGCATAAACAAACATGCCGTTAGGGTATTCTATAGTTGAAAGGATATTTTTTAGATTTGTTTGCAACCAACCTAAATAAGAATTAAATAAACGATCGCTTTCTTTATTCTGCATAAGCTCGTTCATATAATCTTTCATTTCGTCAACTACATCAAGTTTTTTATTCCAGCTTAATCTAGACATTAAGAACACCTAAGGTTTTATGTAGAATGGACAAAATCGATCATTTCTAATATTTCTGAATCAGGTATATCTACTAATTGTAAGTAATCTCTTTTAAGTGTTTTTCTCTTAACATGTCCTAAGCCCATTCCTGCCTTTTTTATTTTATATTGATATTGATAAAACCTTTCAATCCTTTTAGCGTAAGTATTATCATTACACGACCAGCTTTGATCTAGAGGAGTATAACCCGCATCTACTTCAGCATAAGTTATATCAGCTATTTTATACTTTTCGTGATCTATTGTTACATTAGTACCAGGTAATAACATCATCATATTAATACAAGTTGGCCTAACTACATCTTTATATTCAATAAATTTGTCAGCTAATTCTAGAGTTTGATTGAAATCATCATCTGTTTCTGTAGGATATCCACATATCATTAGCGGAATAAAAAGAATATTATACTTTCTACACATTTCTAGTGTAAATTGTATATCCTCATTATAAAACTTTTTATTCATCTCCCAACGGACTTTTTCACTTCCGCTTTCAATTCCTACTATAATTTGATTCAATCCTGCTTTTGCGGCAATTGCAAAATATTCTTCAGTAAAACTATTTTTACTTTTACATATCCACTGTCCGCTCCAACTAAATGGCTTCTCTCCAAATTCTTCAATAATTCTTTCAGAAAGTTGTTTAATAAATTTATTATTGCCATTGATTAAACTGTCTGTAAAAAATATATTTCTAAATTCGTAATATTCACGTATACTTTTAATATCACGCATGACTGTATCTACTTCTTTTTGATGAAATTTAGGCCAAATTTTATGGACATCGCAAAACTCACACGCCCTCACACAGCCTTTTGATCCAGTAAGATATATTGTACCTTCATTTGATGATCGTACGCTAGGATTTCTCCAATCTTTAGGATAAATGCCAAACTGAAAATCTCTGTAATCCGGAGGTGGCCATCCATTTCTATCAAAATTCATATTTACATTAGTATTGTTTAAGCCTCCAAAATACAATACATTATCTAAATATTTTACAAAGCTTTGTTCTGCGTCTCCTATAAAATAATGATCAACCATTTCTAAAATATCAGTTGGCAAACTTTCTTCATGATAATGTCGTAACGCCGGTCCGCCGATAATTATTTCTATATTCGGATGCATTTCTTTCATATATTTAATTAGGATTCTTGCAGTGTGTTCTTGTACTATACTAAAGAGACTAAAACCGATGACTGTAGGTTTATAATCAGTAATAACCTTTTCTAAATGATAATAAATTTTTTCTAATAATGTATTTTTTGTTTCTTCGTCATACTTAGTATCTTGGATACTATGAAACTTTTTATCATCTAATAAAGCGTATGCAAATTCTATGCTCCAATCGGCCCATAAATAACCATATCCATGATCAACTAAATCATTCCAAACTGCAATATTTAGATCAAAACATTTTGCATCCACTCCTTTGGATTGAGCAATAGCTTTCAGCACAGCAATACCTTGACTAGGGGCTCGTAAATCCATCCCAGGTAACTGGCATAAAGCAATTCTTTTCATTATTTTTTTACCTCAACGTATAAAGATTCTAATTTATGAAATTCTGGTTCTATAGTACCTATATCATCATAAGCACTATTTCTATACGAAGTATTTATGATGTTATCAAACCCACAACTAGATAGATGACGCCTTATACTTTCAAAATCAAATGCCCACTTATGATTCCAATTATGTAAACTATTTACAAAAATATCAGTATCAGTAAACATCAAGTCTGTACTTATAGTATTCCAAGGCCTTCCGATATTTTGTTTTAAAATATCTCTATACCTATTAAAAAAAGATTTGTCTTTGTTGATGTATGCAGATATCCATTTTTGTAAATCAGGACATACTATTCTAAGAACTCCGCCGGAATGTAAAATTCTATAGCATTCTTTTAAGAAAAAATGAAAATCTTCTATAGATAGATGCTCTACAATATGACTTGCATATATAAATTCTACACTTTCGTCAGAAATAGGAAAGGGTTGTGTAACATCATGCCTTAGCATACGTTTACCGTCCTTTTCTATTATTCCTTTATGCGTAAATTCTATTCCAATATTTAAGAAATCAGGTATAGAATTATACTCAGATACACCTATATTTAATTTTTTATCCAAGGCCATGTTTTAATATATGCTTCTAATTCTTGTTTATCAAGATTAATTATTTTAAAATACTCATATGCATTTTGAACAATGAATTGTTTATTATTTCTATGTTTCGCTCCTATCTCTCCGTTAGAATGATCCATATGAAAGGCCTTTCCAGGTAAATGCACTATGTTGTAATCTAAGGTCCTTAACCTATGATATCTCTCTAGATCATCGAAATTAAAATCTAAAAGATACTCGTTATCTAAACCTGCAATGTTATATGTATCAAAGTTAAACATATAACTATAACCTAATGGGCTAGCATAATCCATTTCTTTAAAGTTTATAGTATCCAATCCTTTGAAATTTCTTTCCCCTACAATATAGCTAGTAAGGTTTTTTAGTGTGAGGCCTTCTGGCCATCCTTTGATATTCCTTAAAACTTCTTCTTTTTCATAAGAATCATAATTAGATTCGTACCTATCAGGATCTATATAAACAACTTGATCAAACGGATAAACAAAAGACTTTGGATGCTTCTTTAAGGTGTCTACACCTAGTTTTAAATTGTTTACATCTATAATACAATCAACATCATATTTAACAATTATTTTATGAGCACTTTTTTTGTAAAAATCGTTATATATTTTTTGTAAATGTAAATAATCACTCGATTCTGATTTGATAAAAGTATGAGGTATGTTATTATCTTTATAGTACCTTTTTAAAAAATCATAGTTACGTTGTCTTTTTTCATTGTCTATAGCTACTACTGTTACACATATAAAATCATCCATCTATTTCGTACCTGGCCAAACTTGTATTGATTTGATGCTTGACTTCGATAAAATCAGCAGCACTACTTAGATCACTTATGTTGTCTACACCTACATAAGTACAGACACTACGTAGAGCACCTTTAATTTGATTTATTGGTTTAAGAATACTTTCTGTAACAGGAATTAATAAGTCTCTACCTTCATTTGGACGGTACTCAGCTTCAGTTGGCTTATTAATACTGTACATTTTATTACTACCAAGGCCATAAAAATTTACATATTTCTTGCCATCTATCTCAACAACATTGTCACATTCTTCAGATCCTGAAACCATGCCTGCAATCATAACCATATCGGCGCCTGCTGCTATTGCTTTACATACATCACCGCTTGTTACACATCCACCGTCGGCAATTGTTTTTACTCCGAGCTCTTTTGCTTGTTTGCTTACTTCTTGAACTGCGCTGAATTGTGGTACACCTACACCAACCTCTGAACGTGTTTTGCAAGCTGCACCGGGTCCTACACCTATTTTTATAACGTCTGCTCCTGCGGCAACTAATTCATCTAAAACTAATGTATTACAAACATTACCGGCAACAATAGTTGTGTCAGGAAATTTATCTTTGTATAGTTTAATAGTATCAATCATGCCTTGTACATTTGCATATACATTTGCAATATCAACATTAATAAATCCAACAGGAATTTGAGATAATACTTCTATTGTTTTTTCTTTATCCCAAGATTGTACTCCACTAGTAATACCAACATAACGAGTATGTCTTAATTTTTCTAAATTTTCTAGATGCTCTTTTGCTTTATATTCTTTATGTAAGAATGTAAGAACACCATTGTCTGTCATTAAATTGGCGATCTTATAAGTGCCTGTACTTAGCATGTTGGCGATAACAATAGGAGTTACTTTATCGTTTTTATGTTGAATTTTAATATCAACATCTTTACGAGTAATAGGCTTACTACTAGGTTTTGGGTTTATTAAAACGTCATTATAATCTAAATATTTCATTCTTGTTTCTCAAATAAATCTATAAGTCTTTTCGTAAGTTCATTACTTTTAAATTCTATATCTTCGATAGACTTTACAGGAGTAATGCCTCCACTTGTACTGCATATAAAACATTCTTCCATTTTATTAACTAAATTTTTATTAATATTTGTTCTAATAAACTGTATATTATTTTGTTTGCACATGTCTTCTACCACTTGTATAGTTACACTACCTAAGCAATTTTCTTTAGGTGTATAAACAATGTTGTTGTCTACAAAACAAACACCAAAACCTGGGCCTTCTGTAATATTGTTGTTTGAATCTATAAGTAAGGCACTATCAAAGCTATTACTATCTGCATATTTTTGTGCTTTTGTTAGTTCTATCCAACCAAAGTTTTTGTATTTTTGAGGAATACTAGTATCAGGAGTTCGTTTATTTTCTTCAAACACGCCTAAAGATACTGCACTATCAGCTATACTGTAGTATGGTTTAATATAAACAACTCTATGTTCAGGAGCTGACATATCTCTAGGAGAACCACTAGGCGGTGTTCCTCTCCAATTACATACCCAAACAAATGCGTTTTCTATTTTATTAATATCTAATAACTCTTTTACAATTTCATCAATATTGTCTATAGAGTCAAATCCAAAATACTCACAACTTTCTTGATATCGTGTTAAATGCTTATCATAAAACAATATTTTTCCATTTGATGTTTTCATGACATCGTATGTTGCATCTGAATGTATAAATCCAAAATCTAAAATACTTACGTTCACGTGTTTTATTGCAATGTATTTTCCGTTGTGCCAGCAAATTAAATTATCAATCATCAAAATGTACCTTTCTTAATTGAGGGTCGTCTGGCAATTTTTCTTTGAGTGCTTTTAAGCGGTTTATCCGCCATTCAAGTAATTTAAAATCAAGTACCCAAGGAAAAATTGCGTGTATTAAACTTCCTATTGTAACAAACAACAGAAAGAAAAATTCTCCTAGTGCTAATCGAAAGTGCCAGAAATAGCCAGCATCTGGTCGGCCAGCTTTTATTTTTGCTTCTTGTAAATGTTTAGGATTCCACCACATACTTCCCTATAATCCTTTCTCTACGTTTGGTATACTCGTCTATATTAAGTCTCCATAATGTCTGCTCAGTATAGTATAACACTAGATTGCCACAATTGTCAAGTATTCTCTGCTTTGCTAAAAGACCCATCAACCTATGATTACGTGCTGCCTTGCCATTAGAATGTTCATGTTTTGTGTTTGTAGTAATATACAATTCGTCACTTGGTATATATTCTACCATTAGAGGAATAAATTCACGTTGTGTGATACTATTCCAATCTCCTTTGCCTAATCCTTTAAATGTATCGTTTCCAGGAAGTTCGCATCCTCTAAACATAATACGCCAAGCATTAGGACTTACTTCAGGCAACGGATGACAGCCTGCTACAGCAATAATCTTGTGATCTTTTACTGCACACCAATATTCGCCTTCTATCTTACACCAAAGTAATTTCATTGCACGGAAACTAGAATTATTTTCATATCCTAGTTCTTTGCATGTATTACAAAATTCTTGTAACATGTCTAAGTGTTTGTCTTGTATAGTTTCTATTTTCATACGCCGGGTACCTTAGGAACGCCGCCGTGTCTTGCACCGAAACTATTACTCCATAGTGTAATTAAAAATTCGCCAGGTGCGGGTGTATGACGTTTTCCTAAACAACAAACAAACCCTGGTAAAAAATTAAAGAATGTATTATTATAATCCTTATAATCTACAACCTCATATCCCATAAACGTATCTATAGTTGCATATTTAGAAAAATTTTCTTGTGCATTATCTAAAACACGTTCTGTAATTTCTTTACATTGATTATCACGCCAAACAATAATACTAGAATTGATTCTTCCATTCCACAATTTATCCCAGTTTTCTTTCCAATTGAGCTTCCAGTACATGTCTATAATCCATGGTTTGTCAGTTGGCAATGTTGTAAGATAATACAAATCTTCATTTACTTGTGCATCTAAATCTAAAAATATATTTGTACCTTCAAAATATTGTTCAAAGTCTGTAAACAAATATAATTTAGGTCTGTCCCACATTAGAGTTTTATTTTCTAAATGTTCGTTGATGTAACTATAATAGTTCAAATTACTATGAGTTGGCATAGGTAATGCAACTATTCCGGGGTCAAGTCCTTCTTGGTCGTCAGTTACACAATAAAATGTAAAATCAAAACTACATTTCTCTTTACATGATAAAAAGATTTTGTTAGCATAATCGCTACTATACTTTGTTCCCCACTTAATAGTTATAATATTAGTCATCTTCTGTTCCAAATAACGTTATTTCTTCAACAACTGTGTCACTACCTAAAACAAATTCTAATGTTTGAAGTATTTGCTGTTCTGTTAATTTGCTGGTATAACCAAAATTTATGCAACTTACTTTACACTTACCATTGAAGTTGGCATATTTTGTAAATTGACTTAGTATATTTTTGTTTAATCCGTATTCTGCTTTTATAAAATCTTTAGCTCTGCTACCTATATTAATAATCTTTTTGTTAGGATCATCTTTCCATATGTTCCATAACTTCTTGCATATTTGATATTGTAAATCGCTGTCATTTGCATTATTAATAAAAGTATTATAGTTTTTAACAATTTCTACAATTTTATCAACATCTGAAATATCGTGTCCTGTTGATCTGCTTATGCCGTCGCAAAGAAAGTAACTGTGTATTAGTTTTCCTAACCCGTTAGTATGTCCTGTAATAATAATATTGTTTGGTATTTTCTTTTTGATTACATTTACGACTAGATGTATTCTACGTTCCGTACTACCATTAAATGCAGTATGATGTACTAAAGTGTTAGTTTCATACCATTTTCCGACTTCAAGTTTTTTTATATCATTACCTATAATCATGAAACACCCGTCAAATGTTTCTAGAGGATAGTGCAATCTTATTGTGTCGTCTTTGTGCCAAGTAAGTGTAGTTTTTGGATTACTACGCATTATACGCACTCGGCCAATTTCATAGTAGTTTTTTAAATCATTTATTATTTTTTCGAAGAGTGTGTTTTTAAATACAGATGCAATTTCTACAAAATCACTTTCTTGAGGAGGGTTTTCTTTAAGTGCCCAGCTTACGTTTCCATCTCTAGCTTTTTGCCAATTCAAATAAAGACTACCTGCACCTATATGATAATTGTCAGGATCGTCTGCTAATGTATTAATACATATTTGATTTAGTTTACCCCAATCTAGTTTATCTTCTAATACTTTTAATTCTTGTAATAAATCATACTTAGGTAAAAAATCTAATTCAGTAAAGTTGCTCATCTTCTACTATTGTCCAATATAATTCTTTCCAGTTAGACACAGACAACAAACCCTCTGCGGATTTATTAAAAAGTATAGACCGCAAGCCTAGACTTTTGCCTACTACAGCATTACTTATGTTGTCTTCTATCCACCAATAGCCTGTGTTGGCATATTTTTTTAATATATCATCTTTAGGACTATAAGTATCTAAAAAGATTATATCCTCAAAAAAATCTTGGCCAAATAGTTTTTCAAAGTTTTTTAAACGTCTTTCTTGTATAGAATTGTCAAGACTAAGACTTGTAATACATACAAATTTATAATTCAGTTTTTTCAATTCCTGCATATAATATACGGCATCTTCTATAGAAACTAAATCTTCAATACAATTGCTTTGATTAAATTCTCTAATATGTTTCCTAACTACAGACTGATCTAAATCATACTGAGATTCTAACCATCCATCGTTATTGTTTTTTGTATGGCCTAAAGATTCCATATATGAATGAAATCCATTTTCCCAATCTAATATTACTCCATCGCAGTCTATAAGTATTGTATTCATAACTCTGCTTTCAATTTTATAAAATAATTTGTTTCTCGTACTTTTTGAAAAGAATATTGTGAGAAACTTGGGGGCTTAACCGATTGACACAATAAAGACATTTGTTCAAATAGTATAACACCCAATCTCGGACTTTCTCTTGGGTCTGCTCCATAACTTCTAGGCCATAAAAAATCATCAACTACTATCTTTCCTCCTACAGATAATAATCTTTCTGCAATCAAAAGTGCAAAACAGTTTTCAGATGCAAGTTTACTGGCATCAATGTAGATAAAGTCAAAAGTAGATTCATGTTTTTTTAACAGTGCAGACATCTCAACTACTGCATCTCCTTTTATCTTTTTAATTAGATGCTCTTTGTTTGCAGTTTTAATATTATTGTCAAACATTTCTTCTTTATGAAAAAAATCAATTGCATAAAAAGAGCCCTTTTCGCCTACAAGATTTTCTAGTATCCAAACAGATGCTTGTCCTTCAAAGCATCCTACTTCTAAGCATTTTAAATCTGTAGGACATCCTTGATTATGCCAGTTTTTATCCCAAAAATCCTTTTGGCCTTTATTAAACCAGTAACGAGAATACTTATATCTACTCATGCGTAGTACTCCTTATTAGTAGGGCGCATAGGATCGTTATCTTTAAATCTATTACTTACTACTAATTTGAAATTACATCCTATTTTACTTGCTCTTTCTTGTGCTTCTTTAATTTGATGTTCGTTATGACTAAACGGTATGAATTGCCAAATAGTTTTTAGGCCTGCTTGTTGGCAAAGTTGAAGTGCTGTATAAATTTCATTCCAATCTTGTCCTATCCTATGTATTTTACTAGTTTCTTCTAATCCATCTATACCAAATGTAATTACTATGTTTTTTAATTTTAAAAACTGCTCAATACGTTTTTCCCACCAGCTAATTCCTTTACCTGTTGCTGCTACATGTAACCTGTATTCTTGTACCCTAGCGTCTTTCATACAATCTAACATATAATCAAAATGTTTATAAAAAATAGGATCGCTGTATCTAGGACAATCGGTAATCTTTTCCCAAGGTCTTGCATTGATTAATTTATATATAACTTCTTTTGACAAATCTGCTTTTTTTAAATATTCTTTTTCTGTAACTCTTGAACAATATGGACACTGTAATGTACATCTACTACTTGCTTCTAAATTTAATTTATTTAGATTTTTTGGATGAATAATATGTTTTCTAAATAATTCTTCGTCTGTACTATGTGAACTCCAAAATTGTTGTGCATCGGATTTATTAGGATCAAACTTTGGCTGTCTAGAATTAGCAGAAGTAGGCACACCGTCTTGTACTATAAATGACTTACATGCTTCGCTGCACTTTAGAGGAGGATCGCCTTCGTATGTTACCTTTAACATTTCCATCCATTCGTTACTACCTACAATATCATTATAGTCATTATTATATAAATTAAAGTCTTCTCGTTTAAAGGGATTTGTTCGTGTGGTATAATCGTGCCAAAGTGTTGTATTGCTGTATGGCATCCAACAACAAGGTAGAACGTAGCCGTCAAATGTTACTTGTGGTTCTTTGCCTATCAAACACTTTGGAAATACTATACTGCTCATCTTACACGTATATCCTTTATCCTTGAATACTTTACATCATTAATAAAATTTGCATCTGGCATGTTTTTAAACAACCTACCAATAGGTAGATACCCGACTATGTTTTTCTTATCATTAGTATCAAATCCATTTTTGCCCATCCATTTATAGGTTTGTTCTACATCGTGTTTTTGTAGTTCGTAATCTACTGCCTGCGTAACAAAAAAGAAACTAGGACTAAACTGTCTAAGATTCACAGCAGTATCTATAGATCTGCCACTTTTATATGTTTTCAATAAATCTTCTCCTACAGCATTGTAATTTAAATAAACTACATAGGGCTCCATTATAGGCTCAAAATAATTATAATCACATTCCTCAAATTCTACTTTTGGCAAATTAGGGACGCCTGTGTCTGCATTAACCAGCCTATATCTTATGCGTGGACATACTCGTTTACCTATCAAACCTTCTGCTTCGTGAATTGTATCGTTTAATTCATCTCTAATTTTTATCGCCTTTTCTAAAGACATTGAACCGTTTGATATCCAATAGTCATTTTTTGAAATGTCTTCGTATATATAATGAATATCACTCAATGTTTCCAAACTTAAATAGTCTATGTTTTGATTTATGGTTGACGGAACATGTAAATTTACTTGGTCAATTATGTCTCTAAGTCGACGTTGTGTTTTGTATAGGTCGTCACCTGTTACGTTTAATTCATATTTTTGACCGATAATATTTACACAATGAAAAAAATAAGTGGTCCACTTATGTGCAAATGAATGATCAAATGTATTGATTTGCCACCAATGATCATTTTCAAAAATTATTTGAATTCTGTCCGCCATACTCTTCTACTTTATTTTTAATTGTATCTTTTAATTTGTCTCGTACATTTAAGTTTTTATATCTTGTTGATTTTAAATCTGCAACACATGTGCAAGATGTTTTATTACACACAATAAAGTCTTCAGGTAAATTCCATTTTTCATCATCTATATGTGCTATAGATCCGCCTACTCTGCATATACCTCTATAAATATCTCCATTGTTACGTATTTCTATACTTTCTAATCCAATTCCGCAAAACCAACTTTCAAAATTTACTTCCTCTGCTTTGACTAGATTATTAGACCATTCTTCTCTTACATTGCCGTCGTTATCATATACTAGTATATCACCCATCATATTCCTCCAACACAGTATTTCTATATTCATTATCTACTAAAAATTTGATTTGATCTTCAGTATATACAGGCGAATATTGTCTTTCAAAACTTGTAAAGTTATCTTTAGGCCTAATGCGCTTTAGATGATATTCAATATCATGCTCGATACAATATTTGACCATACGTACTGCTGCATTCCAGTGCTCAGGTTCCATCATTAAATTCAAACTTACACTTTTACCTTCATATTGTTTTGCTGTATCACTAGCTGCTTTTATAACAGGCATAAATTTATCAAACTCTACATACTCAAAATGGCTGCTAAACTGTATTACGTTAATAGTTTGCATTAACTCTGTAAAATATTCTTTAGTTCTACTTCCGTTAGTGTTAAGTCCTACAAAAAAATTTCCATCCTCCATTAGCCATTTACAAAAATGTAAAAAATTAGGATTAACTGTTGGTTCGCCACCTGTAAACCAAATTCTTATTTTTTTATTAGGCAAATTAGTTTTCATTTTTTCAGCAATACTAATTAAATTTTCAAGACTTCTATGAGGACTATTAAAATCGTGTAAACTATCTGCACAATAAGAACAATCGTAATTACATCGCTTTCCTAAATTCCAATGAACGTAGAATACGTCTTGTGGTCTGTTACTCTGAATTGCAATTATATTATTTGGTTCTTTCATTGTTTACCTTGTATAAAATCTAATTCTTCTTGTGAATAAGACAAAATCTTTCTATCGTTTAATTTGTCAACTAATGGTTCTACACTACATCTATAATTGCCATTAGGTTCTGGAATAATATCAAAAAACTTTTTACAAGCATCTAGTCCGCCAGGTGCTAACATATATTTTACTTTTAGTATACCATTAATACCGTTTTCAAATACTGTAGTTATTTTGTTTGCTAATTTTTCAACTTGTGCAAATTCTGCATGTACTGACAAACTTACGCCGCCTGCGTCAACAAGTTTTGATAATTTTTTTGCTGTAGATGTACCATTAGTATTTGTAAACACTTTTCCACCTAAACTATTTGTATATTCAACTATTTTAAAATAGTCAGGATTAATAGTAGGTTCACCTCCTGTACAAGTAATTTGAAATTTGTCTATATCTATGCTACTTAAAATTTTATCAATAGCATTTTTAAACACTTTAAAGGACATATGTGGACTATGATTATCGTGTACACTAGGCGGACAATAAGAACAACTATAATTGCATCGCTTTCCTATATTCCAATTTATAGATAAAACTCTATTTTGATCAGTTTTGTTAACACCATGTACTGCTATTATATTTTCATCTGTATAATCTTGTAGATTATGCAATTCGTCGTTTTGAATGTCTCTTCCAAATAATTCCATATCATTTTTATTTGGTGATTTAAGTATTTCGATATCTGCTGCACAATAACAACTATTAGCAGGACAAATCATAGGTTCTTTCGGTAATTCAAAATTATCATATAAGTTACCATAACAACCGCTATGTCTGCACACATTTCCAAATATATAACCTTCGTGATTAATCCATAAAAAATCTACACCTGCATTGCAATACCATCCTTTGAATTTATTAATAGATGTTTTTGCTGCACTAGTTTGTATTTTACGAATTCCTTTATCAGTTTGTATTAATATCATAGTTTAAGATACTCCCTAGTTGCAGGTTTAAACACTTCTTCTGCAGACATATTTCTTTGTTTTAATAAGAATTTTAAAGTCTTTGTTGTTTTGTCAGTATTAATAAACAAAGATTCATTTTGTATTAGTTTAACTAATCCTTTATTTTTTAATTTACTGCAAACATCATCTACAATTTCTTTAGAAAGATATCTCCAATCCATGCTTTGACCCGCAGGTTTAATAAAAGTTTCATAAGACACAGTAAAGTCTCCATTAGCATGTTGATGCGGAGTTAGATATTCTTCTATGTCAGGTAAATGCTCAAAATTTATAACATTAACTAAAGCACTTAATCTAACTTCTATGTTATCTGCTTTGTTATCTGCTATATATTTCATATTTTTAAATATTTTATCAAATGTATATGGCCATCTTATAAAATTATAATTATTGCCTACACTGTCAATACTTGTCCTAATTATAGTAGTTTTTGTTTTTGCTAGTGACTCTAAAAGACGCTTGTTTACAATAGTTCCATTTGTTGTGATTTCTAATGTACTATCTTTTAGTTTTCCGCTTTCTAATAATTTTTCAAAAACTGTCCAATGTTCTTTTAAAAATGGTTCGCCGCCTATTACTTTTATTGTTTGGCATTTATATTTAGAAAGTATATCAAAAATAGCTTCTTCTACTTTATCAAAAGATGCATCATAAACATCGCTTCTAGGTTGCCACATTTCTGGTACATGTTCTCCTAAATGTTTATTCGATAGCACATTAATTAAAGAACTTGCATGACTGCTGCAAAAAGGACATGCTAAATTACAAGAATTTCCTATGACAATATCAAAACGATATATGTCATAATACGCATTTTCTTTACTAATTGCACGAGTTCTATGGCTTATCTGTCCAGCATCTTCTAATTTTTGACAAGTTAAACAAGCAGGCGGAAGATCATCGTTATTATCAAAGTAGTCTTGAAAGTATTTTAAATTTTGTGTTTGTAAAATATTATCTACGTGATGCTCTTCAGGTATATTTGGAAAGGCTTCACTAATTACATGACAGCACGGTTTACAAGTATTTAAAAATGCCCCGTTTCTTTCACTAAAACTTATACGTAATCCTTTGTGTACATATGGACAATAATTAGGCTTCATTTAAATCCAATCCTCATATAACGAGTATACTTAGACAATTTTAATTCTCCTTGATACAACACTTCTTTCATTGGCGTTGCTCTAGAAAAATCATCTAAATCAATACTACAGTTTACATGTTCCGGTAAATCAAAAAAATCGTTTGTCTGCAAACATACAAGTTTGTGCCGAGGTATTTTTTCATACCAGTAAGCAAAATCAAAAATATGCTCACAACTTGTATTAATAATAGTATCAGGCATATCTACAAGATTTTGAAAAGTTCCGTCTGATTTTTCAGTAGTGTAATGCAAAGGATAAGTCATTTCTAAAATATCCATTGTACTTGCTTTAAATTGCCAATTGTTTGTTGTTTTTGCTCTATTGAACGTATCTGCTATAGCAGCGCAGTTTTTATCTATATCAAAGCTTCTAATCTTTTCTATTTCTAGTTTACTTTCAAATAAGAATGCCGCTAAACTACCGTACCAACCTGCACATAAAAAAACAGTGCCCAAAGGTTTATTAATTTTTTCAAGTTCATTCACTAGCCAGCGTTTAGATTCCATTTGTCCTTTAGAAAACAAATCTCGCATATCTATATCAGGAAACTTGTTTAAAACTTGTCCAAAATTATCAAAGAATTCACTGTTATGTAGTGACATCAAACTGCTCCTTCAACCAATCAAAGTCATTTATAAGTTGCAAATTGCTACTATTAGAAATGCCAAACTCACGGCCAGCCCTAGCACCGGCAAGAGCATAGGAACCATAAGGTCTATCTTCACCGACTGTGCACCACGTTTCAAGTCTTTTTTGTGTTTCTTCATTTTTTTGCCTATCGATAATTTTACTGCTAAGTTTAGCACATTCTCTAAATGCACTTTTCCAAGTATTAAAAGGATCGGTATTGAATGCTGTTATATTTGAAACAGTTTTTATTGCCTTAAATTTGTCACTTATGCTAGTTGTCATATCTGGTTTAGTAATGTCCATATTTAATGTAAGTTTACGTGGTAGTAATTTAATACCCCCATAACCATAAACAAGACCATTAATTGGATTTTCACTACGCCAAACATGTACTGTGTTTAGGTCATATTCATCTACTATATGATCAAATTCAAAATTATTTTTTACAACAGCGTCTGCATCTACTACCCAAAACATTTTAGTAAAACATCTTTTAGCAGCAGCAATATGGGCTTGATGTATACCTTTTACATCATGCACACGTTTTGCCATCGGAAATCTACTTTTTAATGCTTTCCAATTGTCGTCTGCGTTAGGTTCTTTGTAACTAATAAATACAATATCATACATTTCTTGTGTTGCCGTAGTGAATTACCTTGCAATTATCATTAACATACTTGCGCCAAGGATCTACTACAACACTATCTATAGGAATATCACAATAAACTCTATCTGTGCTGTCGCCTTCTTCTTGCATATACTTGTAAGTTGTGCTTGCACTATGTGCTAACAACATAACACAGGGTTCTATCGGCTCATTATTGTCACCTGTTAGCGGATCTATATATGTAGGTGCAAATCCGTGATGTTCGCAATAATGTCCTACTAACATACTGTAACTGCCATCACAATAAGACACACCCGGTTTATATGCTTTACCGTGTATGTATATAGGGTAATTATATTGATTTGCTAAGTCTACTAATTTTAGTGCAAGATTTTCTGCTTGAATTTCTCTTGCGTTCATTACTGCATCAAAAATATCATAGCCTAAATCTAGTTCTTGTGCCATGTATCTTAATGCAATATTATCTCTAGGATGACAGCCTCCCCCGTCTCCCATTCCAGCTGTCATGTATTGTGGACCCATAATACGCATTGTACTATCTGCTAGTGCTCTAGTCACTACATCTACGTTAATGTTACCTTGAGATTCTGCAACGTCTTGTATCATATTAACCAGTCCAATTTTTGTTGAAATAAATGTATTATAAAAGACCTTAATACATTCACACTCGTCCCATGTGCCTACAACATAACGTGGATTATTTTCCATTATAGTTTTATAGAAATCTAGTAATTGTTTTGCATCACCAGTTTCACTACCATCTTCAGTGCCAATCATTACCATTTCTGGATTCACCATGTCCCATGCAACACTTCCCATTGCAATAAGATAAGGATTGTACACAAATCTAGGATTAGTAATTCTTGGTACAAATTCTCTACGCACAGTTCCAGGTAGTACTGTTGAAATTAGTACAAGCAATTGATCCTTTGTCATATGCTTGTTTGCTTCATTTATAACTTCATTAACAATATCATAAGAAAAGTCTTTAGGTTCTAAGTGTGCTGTAGGGGCACGGCCATCATAATCAGGATCGTGCGGAGTAGGAACTGCAATAAACACTATATCTCTGCCTTGAACAGCGCCTTCAATAGTAGGAAACATTTCCACATAATTACTTGTTCTTTTTACAACATCATAACCCGTTACACTATGACCTTTTTTGGCAATAGCCTCTGCACATGGCATGCCTAGTTTACCTACGCCGATAAAACCAATATTCATTCTTTACTCCTATAATATGCGTATATTATTTATTTTTAAAAACAGGCATCATAGACAGATCAGGATAATCGTTCCAAGTCCAAGTTTTAGCAATTCTATTTTTTGCATCTTGAAAATTGTATAAACCTAAATTTGCTGTTTCAGGAGTCATATAATAATGATAGCCTATTTGGTATACTTCTTGTTCTGCCCATGGAGCATTTCGATGTCTACCATCATAGCTCATTTTTATTAGCTCTGCACGATCTAATGCACTGTCGCACAATATCATTCCTCCCCGTCCTAAACTTAAATGTTTTTTATATTGAAAACTAATACACATAAAAGAGTTAGGAACATAACTATTTTCTCGCCATGTAACTGCGGCATCAATTATGTTGGTGTTTGCTAGATAATAATATTCTTTCCATTTAGCATCAAGTAATCTGTATTTTATTCCTAATTTTTCAAACGTCATAGGAATACTCAAGTAGGTATGTTTAGGACATGCTGTATGTTTGACTTTTTTATATCTTAAACATAATTCTATAGCATGAGTACAACTGTCTACAGCAACAGCATAAGGTGCGCCAAAAAATTGTGCAATTTTCTCCTCAAATTTTTCTACAGCATCAAAGCTCATTTATCTTGTACCTTGTTCTTTCTATAATATTTTTGTAATGTTCTGCAACATGAATTGAATGCTTTTCTGATTTTATAATTTTTATAGCATTACAATAATTATGTTCATTTACTTGTACTGTTTTTTGGAAAAATTCTTGAATATCTAAACAATTTAATCGTTGTAGTTCTCTTACAATTGCTTTTATTCTATCATCGTTATCAACTATTTTATCAAATGAGTAATCTATCTCATCTGATAAAATAAAACCTAAGCTCTCTAAGTAATTGTGTATGCCGGGTGCGCCTAAAATAATAAACGGACGTTTTGAAATAATAGCGTTCCAAGTTTTTTCTGTTACAAATGGACAGTGCAAAAAAGACTCAGTAATTAAACTAATTGCACTCTTATATATTTCAAGTGGAGGAGCATACTGATCCCAAGTAGTATTAAGTATTGTTTTTTCAGGTATCCAATATTTCCAGTTATAATCTCCTTCATCAAAATCTGGAGTAAAATTATCATTATATTTAGGATCATGCCAAGTAAAATAGTTATTCTTTAATAAATTTGCCTTACTTAATTCATCTAATAGTTTTTTCCTATGTAATCTAGGTCTATAATTCATACATAAGAATAATCTATCTATTTTATTATGTGTTGGGTCAAAGGTATTATGATAGAAAGTTTCATATAAAAAATATAAAGGCCAGCATTCTTGAGTAATATTTGTAAAATTATTAAAAAAAGTATTGTAATAATTAGTATCATATCCGCCATTTACTACATGTATATTTTTTATATTTAAAAAATTTTCATTATCAAGAAACGGAATAAACTTGTGTAAACTTGCCTCCTCTGCACACATTAACCCTATAGGTTCTACCTTAGAATAATCAATTAAAAAATTTATAAAATATTCTATTCCATTTTTGTTTATTTTTGGATGTATGTCTTTCCAAACGTTTAAATATTTCATTTTAATTTTCTTGCAGGCGAACCTACATAAACTCCTGGTGCTTCAATAGGCTTAGTAACATTAGAAAATGCACCAACAGTAACATTATCACATATGTCTATTTTGTTTATTGCACCACTTTTAAAATTAAACATACAATTCTTGCCTATGTTTGTTTTACCAGCAATCATAGACCCACTATGGAACATACAATTATCGCCTACAGTGACATCGTGACTAATCAAACAGTATGTTTCAATAAAGCAGTGTTTGCCCACTACAGCACCTTGCATGACTGTACTAAAGTTAGCAACACACGAACCTTTACCAATTACAGCACCTTCGTGTATA